TGGTGGTGTTTCTAGTAATAAGATTACTGCCATCGCTGGTGAAAGTTCTACTGGAAAGACTTATTTTTCCTTGGCTGTTGTCAAAAACTTTCTGGATACTAACCCTGATGGTTACTGCCTTTATTTTGACACCGAGGCTGCTGTCAACAAAGGACTACTTAAGTCTCGTGGGGTTGACCTAACAAGAACAGTTGTTGTAAACGTTGTTACAATTGAAGAGTTTCGTGGTAAGGCACTTAAGGCAGTAGATATATACTTAAAGACAGATGAAGAGAATCGCAAACCCT